CAACAGAGACACAGGACAAGCGGCGCGTATTCCATGTCGTTGAATGAAACAAGGATAGGCATAACCAGACCACAAGCTGAGTTTTTACAGTCACCACATCCGCACCCGGCTATATTTGGCGGGTTTGGGTGTGTTCATCCAGAGACAAGAATTTGGACTGAATACGGGCTTATGCGTATCGCCGATATATCAAGTCCAGTTCGTGTTTTAAGCTGGAATGAGAAAAGTCAACGATTCCAGCTTTCTTTAAGTGGTGGTGCGTACCCAAAGCAAAGGGAGAGTCTATACCAAATTTCAACACGATACGGATACATTCTTTCAACCGCGCATCACCGGATTTTTTCATCTCAAGGTATTTATGTACCTGTGGCAAACCTAAAACCCCATGACGCTGTTTATCAAGTTTGTCCAGCCCATCTCGAGACCATTTTGGAACAATGCCGGAAATTGTCTCGTGAAGATGATCAGCATTCGAATCAAATAATCGCAGGTTTGATGGGTCGTTATGCAAGCGCAGCCCGTCTTTATGGTCTACAACTTCAGACGGAAGCAGAAAACGCCCTATATTCTGTTCAACAATCAAGCGATGCTCCAGGATTATCCCATAGTTTCGATCATGACTCACCCGGCAATAAGGGTGGTTTAAAGGAGCGGAAACAACAGCGTAGCCGTCTCGATCAATCCGTCGGCCAGACACAAAAGACGGGTTGTGTTGGCCGCATCTCGGCGCTTGTTTCAAACGTGGTAAGTCGTGGCGCCTCATTACTCTCTGAACGTATTTTGCACTTTCTCCCAAAGCAAGTGCAATCTCGTTTGATGTCCTTATCCCGTCACACAAAGGGATTATTAGAGACTCCCTGTTTAAGCGTTTCTCAGTGTTCAGCTTCATCGCGTTATACCTTGTCAAAAGAACAAATTATAACATGTGCGGATTCGGGAGTGGAATCAATTTATTATGATATGCAGGTTCTTGAAACAAACAATTATGTGTGTGAATCAGGGTATATTCACCACAACAGCGGAAAGAGCGAAGCATTAATAATCCGGTTAGTGTCATTGATGGAAGAAGACCCCGGCGTTTCAGTAGGTCATTATTTCCCAAGTTACAAACTGGCAAAGCGGCGCGGTTTATCAGGGGTTAAGTCATATCTGGATAAATTGGGCTACAAATACGATGTAAACAAAGCCGATTTAACTATCACAATTCCAGAGCTTAATAACGCTGTTTATTACCTGGACACTTACCACGATCCAGACTCTATTGTCAGTTATGAAATAGCCCATGCCGGGGTAGATGAGCTGGACACTCTTAAGCAAGAAAAAGCTGAGTATGTTTGGGCAAAAATCACAGAACGAACCCGCGAGAAAACCACGCACGAATGCGGTAACACTATAGCTGTTGCATCAACTACTGACCAGGGCACAAGCGGTTTCTGTTTTGCCCGGTGGGGATCAGGCGAGCACATCGACCAGGGCTATCATTACATCAAGGCCGGCACAGGAAGTAACAAATTTTTACCAGAGGGCTATGTTGAGCAGATTAGAAAGAATTACGACCCTGTTATGGCCGAGGCGTTCATTGAGGGCGGGTGGGTATCGTTCACCAGGAACAAGGTTTATCATTTTTTCGATAGACAAAAGCATCATACAAGCAGAACTATTACCGATAGCGATTTGCTTCTTCACATTGGCCTTGATTTCAATATCGGTGGTTGTTGCGCTGTAGTCCATGTGATCGAGAACAATAGCCCGGTGGCCGTTGATGAGTTTACCAGTTATGACACGCGTGATTTTGTAAATAATTTAGTGAGTTATGCTGGCAAGAAGTGTATTATCTACCCGGACGCGAGCGGCGACAATAGCAAAACGAACTCTAGCGAGTCTGACATAGCGATCATTAAAAACGCAAAGTATCAGGTTTGTTGTAAAGCATCTAACCCGGCTATTCGGGATCGTTTAAACGCGTTTAACGGGCTATTGAGTCATGACCGCTATTTAGTCAACACTGACAAATGCCCACAACTAACAAACGCACTTGAATCACAGGGGTACGATAAAAATGCAGAACCAGAGAAATTCACCACACACCCGGCGATTGATGATTGGGTTGATTCTGCTGGCTACTTCGTGGCTTTCAAGTATCCGATTCTTATTGATAGGAAGCCAGTCAAGAGACGAGACGATCAGCCGGTAAATCAGTCAACAACTGCCTGGATGGGATCATGAATATATATAAAATCGAAAACGGAATAGTCATATCTATTGTTATTGCAGAAAGCGAACAATCAGCCAAATATTTATGTGATTATACCGACGAAGATAATTTGGATATTTCGATAATTGGAACGGCACAACCAAACCAAAAATTGGAAGTTTTAATAATCAAAGGAAACGGCGAGTTTTAAAAAATGAAAAAACAAACAGACGATGAAATAGTAAAAGAAGCCCATGCACGCTTCCAACGATCACTTGAAGATGACAGGGAAAACAGAGAACTTTTTATTGCTGATTTGAAGTTTGCCAATGCCGACAGTGACAACATGTATCAGTGGGATTCTGATTTGCTTGCACAGAGGAAAGGCCGCCCATGCCTGACAATCAACAAAACCAAGCAGCATAACCGGCAAATTACCGGGGAATCGCGTCAAAACAAAACGTCTATAAGGGTAAGCCCTTATGGTGACGGAGCCGACAAAGAAACTGCCGAGATATTCAACGGCGTTATCCGCAACATTGAAATGCAATCAAACGCCGACACAGCATATCAAACAGCGCTTGGTTATGCGGTGGATGGTAGCTTTGGCTATTACCGCGTCATAACGGATTACATCGACGAAAAGTCACGCGATCAGGACATCTTCATAAAGAACATTAAAAACCCGTTGTCTGTTGTGTTGGGTCCGACTAACGAACCGGACGGAAGCGACTGTCATTATGGGTTTATTTTTGAAGACATCCACGTTGACGACTATGAGGACAAAACAGGCTATAAGCTGAAAGACGCTTATAACGACGGTTTTGATACTGAGTGGGCGACCGATGACACGGTTAGAGTGGCTGAATATTTCAGGGCAGTAAAAACCAATGACACGCTGTATTTCTTTCCGGGCGGAGAAACTGCTTTAAAATCTGAACTTGGCGAACTTCCGCCAGGCATTGAAAAACTTCCAAGCCGAAAAATCACAAAGACTAAAATCGAGTGGTATTTTATTGCCGGCTGCAAGATTGCAGAAAAGCGCGACTGGCTGGGTAAATACATCCCGATAATCCGCGTTGTTGGTGATGAGGTCTGTATTGACGGGAAAACTGTTTATACCAGTCACACCAGGCAGAACAAAGACCCTGCTCGAATTTATAATTATTGGTCATCTTCCGCAGTTGAATTTGTAGCATTGCAGGGCAAGCAACCTTACATCGGCGCAGCTGAAGCGTTCCAAGGTTATGAAAAAGAATGGGACGAACTTAACACCAAAAATTCTTCACGCCTCCCATATAACCACCTGGACGAAACCGGGCAACCGATACCCGCACCACAAAGACAACAACCGCCGGTAATGGCCCAGGCTTACATTACCGGGATGCAGATCGCAAGCGACGAAATGAAGGCGGCGAGCGGTCAATACGATGCAACATTCGGACAGAACGCAAACCAACAATCAGGCCGCGCGCTTGACAGGCTACAGCAAAAAGGGGACGTGGCAACATTTCATTTCCTTGATAACGCATCACGGGCGCGTCTTTTCCTGGGTAAAATCCTAATCGACTTAATCCCTAAAATTTACGACACGGCACGTATTGTCAGGATCATAAAAGACGATGACTCACAAGATGACGCAATGATTGACCCGGAGCAGGAAGAAGCCGTTAAAAAGGTCGAAAACGAAGCTGGTGAAATCAAGCGCATTTATAACCTGAATGTAGGGCGTTATGATGTAACCGCGTCAATAGGCCAAACATACGGTACTAAACGTCAACAGGGCTTCGAGGCGATGACGCAGATTGCAAGCGGAAACCCGGAATTGATGCAGGTTATCGGTGATTTGATGTTCAAAAGCGCCGATTTTCCCTATGCCGATGAAATGGCAGAGCGTTTAGAGAAAACCGTGCCGCCAGAGCTTAAAAAGGCCGATGACTCAAAGCCGCAGTTACCGCCAGAAGCACAGCAAAAAATGCAGCAGGACGCTATGCAGCTTCAAGAAATGCAGCAAATGATTCAAGATCTGGATGAAACAATTCAAAAGATGCAGTCGGTTATCGAGGATAAAAGCCTGGAGAAAGACAAGGCGATTGCAGAGCATCAACTTTCCGCTAAAAAGCTTGAGATTGACGCATTTAACGCTGAAAC